GGATTCTTGGAACCATCATCATAGAAAGAGAGCTTCTGAATGACGTGTATCATGTTTTCCCAAGTAATCGGGCCAATTATAAAAATTACACGATTGACTTCAAAATAATTATTACGAACAACATCGAAATAATTACCAAGTTCACCAAGATTTACCGGCTGACCTTCAACTTGTTCCGAAGTCTGCTGTTCTTCAGTTTCCGGATTATCGACTTCGATATTCGCTGAATTTTTTTCTACTTTAGTTTGCTGCTTTGTGTCGTTTGAAAACATCTATATACCTTTCATTATTTTTGTTCAACGTGTAAATTACTGGCTGTTTGGGCAAATCAAATTCATCATCGTCCTTTGGCGCAATAGTTTCAGATTTAATTAAAACATTACCATATTGAATAACTGAATCAACGCCGCAATATTTGGTAATTTTAAAACGCTTCTGAATTTTATTAAGCTTAAATATTCCAAAACCGTTTTCCAGCATTATACAAGTATATTTATTACCGTCTGCCGCGTCATACGTGTGTCCTAGTTTAAAACTCATACAAGCTTGTTCTTTCCTAAAAATGCGTTAATCTTTTTACTGAGTTCATCATTCTTGTTAATAATTACCTTCATTTCTTCTTCGTTATATGTGTCGTAATTTTTAACAAAAACCTTAGCATAGTCTTCGAAATGTTCATGCAGGTCTTCTAAAACTGATGCATATACAGTCTTAACCATGTTCAACGGTGTTATTTCTTTCTGATTCATTACAATATTCATTTATTAATGCTTCCAATTGATTTTTGAAGTTAGACATATTTTCAAAGTCTGGCAGGATAGTAATAACATAAGCATACCATGCCTGCAAATCTTTAAAATGTTTTAGATTTTCAGAAACTTTTGCAGCTTGGTCGACTACTTCTTTCAGTGCCTTCATTTTTTCAGGACTGTTTATAATCGACAACATGTCACGATCTTTTTTAAAAAGCGGTGGCATTTTAAACTGTTTTTGTTTCTTCATTTTGTTCGTCGCTTGTATTGAGGTGGAACGTGTTGCAAAGCTCGGTTATTGCAGTATCAACGAAATCATCGTTTAGGTCTACATTACCGACTTGCTGGTTTTTAAGTTTATCATAGACTTCGAAAACTTTCTTTTCGATGACGCCTGATAATACAGAATTCAATGGCTGACAATAACAAAGGCCCCTATTATTATTCGGATTCTTTGGATATTGGATAAATCGTTTGTTATTGCGTTCAATAAGTTCAAGGCCAGTTATAAGCAAACCACCCTTGAATGATACTTGAGCTAAACCAATGACACCATTTTTAAGTTTAAATTTTAACGGAAGAACTCTGACATTAGAGATTGTAAGCATATCAACCTCACTCTAAGTCTTTCAAGTCCGCATCCGGAAATGTCTTAGCATATTGTAAAAGTTCATATCTGACGAGGTCAAATTCTTTAATATCACGAATACGATTTTCTGTCGTAATTTCAAGAACAAGAGTAAACATATTTTTTACTTCTGGCCTAGTTTCTGCGTCAATGAACTTAATCATCATTTCAATAATTTCTTGCGGGAGCTTATGCACGTAAATACATTCATTTACGTCGTTAACCCAGTTTTTACGGAAATCGTCCATATAGAAAATTGCCTTGCCTAAATCCGTGCCTGGCGTATGCTTGCCAAGATAACGTGCGCAATATTTCCAAACATTTCCTAAATCAAAATTCAAGTGACGTGCAACTTCAATAGGTTCGATATTTACAGCGTTATCACAATAATGCGTAGGCTTAATTGCAGTTCTTACGATATTTTCATTACTCATACTCTATCCTCATCTGTTAGCGCATTAAGAATATTTTCTTGAATTTCCTTTTCTCTTTTTGCGCGTAATACCATTTCTACATCTTTATTAAATTCTTCTTGCCGTTTTTTATTTTCTTCCAATGCCTGTGTAATTCTTATTGGTAAAAATACAGCAAGAAAATAACCGAATAAAATGAAAATATATGGCAAGACATTCTTTAAAAAGAAAAATAAAGCATTTTGAATACTCTCTCCGAATAGACCAAAAAGACCTATTATAAAAGAGTAAACAATAATGCTTACACCGATAATTATTTTAGTTGAGCGCTTCATCGTTTTCCAAAATTGCTTCTACTGCGGTGTCAGGAATCATAAAATACTGTTCTTTTACGATTTTACCGTCTGCCTGTTTTACTGGAATATTGAGCGCAATCTTCTTTACGCTTGCAAATGCAACAACATCGCCAACCTTTGCCTGACATGGAACTTGCTTACGGAGCTTATAGTTATAACGGCCCGGGCCAGTCATAATGACAGTGCCAGTAACGATACTACTGTCTGCGTTATATTCCGGACAATAAATCTTATTGCCGCTTTTCTTGTCTGCATTGGTTTCCATCTTCAGCAAAAGATAGTTTTCAAGCATTTTCTTAATACCGATGGTCTTTCCATCTTCTTCTTCGAGCACCAACATACATTCACCTGCGCTTAATTTAAAATTCTTCTTTTTATTAGTTACACCATCTTTCTTTATTACGGTTTCGATCGGGATCGCCACACCTGGATTATAAACCACGTAGTCATTCACGTTTACGAAAAATGGAATTTTATCATTTTCGACTTCCGGATTATCAAGTCCTTCGCCAAGCTTAACAATTCTACCGTAAGCCATCGGAATAGTTCCAACACCCGGAATAAGAAATACGCCAGCAGAAAGATGATCGACCGATTTATTTTCATCAATCAATACATTATTGTCTAGAATTCTCATAGTTTCTCCATTATAGATTAATTAAAAAGTCTTTTTTCGAATATTTACTATTCGTAACATCACAACTGTTATTTAAAATCAGATTACCGTTTTTCTCTATGATTTCTTGTTTTTTACCGAACCCATAATGCCATATCTTGGCAGTAGAATTTATTTGCATCGCATCAGGAGAATAATAAGATAGAACGATGTCAGGTATCGGCTCTTTATTTATGACTGATAAAAGACGGTTTCTTTCAAAATTATAAATTTCATCCTTGTCTTTTGACCACCAGTCCCATTTTTTGATATCTTCATATCGATCAAAACCTAAAGAACCCCCGAGAACAAGCTTATCTATCCAAATTTTATTGCCATCTATTCTCTCGGGGGTACATTTATTTTTCTGAATTTTATTAAAACAATTATCAAATCTACCAAATTTGTTCGCGAGTGGTATATCGCTCTTGAAATCACAACCACCTAAAATATATACGACCTTTGGATATCTCTGTGCTAATCTAATTAAAAAAGCTATTTCCATATCCAAATATTCGGATATACCACCCGCAATACAAATAGCATCAGCCGGTAAACAGTATTTATCAATAATACGGTCGAACCATTCAGCACGACGAACGTACGTGCATTTAGGAACGTTTATATTATTAACAAAATAGCAGTTCATTAGCAATTAAATAATTATGCGATTACCAACTTACGGAGTGCACGATACATTGCAAGAATCTGCTTATCGTGTTCAGACTGTTTATGCTTGCCACGAAGGATTCTTTCTGCATGGTAACAGACAATAGCAGCAGTGCCATCAAGTGATTCAAGATGGTTTTCTACGACCTGCGTAAGTTCCGGATTGCGAATACCTGTGCCAGCAAGCTGACGACGTCCGCGTGTTTGAACGGTATCAGTAGTTACGATATATGCCTTACCAGTAACAGTATTCATAACGTAATCGTTAGTATTAAAATTATTTTCCATTTTTATTTCCTTTATGTTTTACAATTTCATTGTATGTGTAAAATATAGTAAATTGTAAAACCTTGTAAACGAGACATGTAAATTTTTATTTGAGTTTTTTATTTGTCAAAATCCTCAAAAAATTCAATGCCATCAGCATTTCTATATTCTACAGAATAACCGTGTGTCGATTTAAATATGCCGAGTATTTCAAGACTGTCTTCTGTCTTTATGCTGTGTGCGCCATTCTTAGCTTCAGGATGATAAATAAGCCGATGATGCGTCGGACAAAAACTCAATGTAACATTTTGGTTCAACCTTGGCCATAATTCTCGTGGAACAATATGGTGAAAGTCTATCTTACTTCTGTTTTCTGTCCTATAAGTGCATCCAGGATAATGGCAAATATATAATTTCATACGTATGCACTATTTATAAATAATGTATGAAATTAAACGAATTTTTAGAA